GTAATCGGTTTGGTTATTAGCCCAATATGCAGGCAAAGAAGACGTTGCGAGTACCGGAACATTAGAGGTGGTAGCAGTAACAGAGCCGCCACTACCACCCTCTTTTGTGGGTAAAGTATTAAAGCCAGCCATTAGTAATCCCCTGCTATGCCTGTGATGTCAATGTCACCCGTTACAGTAACTTTAGCGGCCACCTCAAGCGAACCACCGGCAGATAATATTAAGCTGCCATCAGCGTCTAGCGCTGGTATGCCCGTTAGCAAATTAACCGGAGGCGTAGCGCCATCAGTGCCAGCACCGGCAACCACCGTAACCTCGCCTAGCTGGTAAGTGGTAGCGCCATTGTTATAGCTCAAAACCACGATCATGTCCGCTGCATCAAAAGAACAAGCCGACAATGTAACAACCGCCCCGCCCTCTGTAGCATCAGCAAGGTAAGCCGTTTTAGGTGTAGTGGTATCAGCCGCTAAAATATTAACGCCAACAGTTTTTGGAGTGCCTAAGAAAATAGGGTCTACGTTAGCCATGATTAAAAATTCCTGTATGCAAAAGTTTTAGAAGCTGAGTTTACTACTGGCGGTATAGATACCTTGCTTGCACTCTCCCAGTTTACTATATCTAGCGTTGGGTCGTTGCCTAAATTGCTGGCGGTATTGGATTTATATACGTTACCATCACTGCCCTGCACTAAAGCGGCCACTGGGTAAGTTTCGTTAATATTCCAAACCCTAGTAAATTTTATTTGTGTCCAGCTAGTAGCATCGGTAGTGGGGTTATTGCCCTGGTTCCCGTCAGTGATTGATACATAAAATAAATTATCTATTACCACCGTATCGCCCACATTATAAATCGTAAGTGAGTTCCAATCTGAGAAAGCCCCCTCCAATCCCTCGCCGCCTATAGGGTCGCGCACCTCAACCTGGGTATCATCGTTTTTAGTTAAAACTACCCTAGCCGAGCCGCTAAAGAATATGTTTGGCTGCCTACCCGCCGCCGTTAATAGTACGGGGTTAGTGTTTGCTATAGTCAGGTTTATATCAGCAAACGTATCTTTAGGAGTTGTTGAGCCTGATTCATAAAAATACAGCTTACCACTGATAAGCGGATCGCCTGCGCTATCGAAATATTGAGTGCCTATGCTGCCTAGTCGCGCCATTATTGTTCCTTAGTGTTATAATACAAGCATGTTAATTATTCTAATACCTATTGCTCTTGTTGTTCTGTTTTGGCAGCCAGGAGTGAAGCGGCAACAGCGGGGGCGGCCGACTCAAGAAGTTTCGTTTCTGCTTTACTGCCTTTTTTCATATTTCCTAGTTTTAGCAATAAGCTCCTAAACCCCTTGCTCTCATAGGCTTTTGCTATTGCCGATAGCGTGGTGGCTGTAGATAGCGTGGTTAATGGTGCAACCGTCATTCCTGCGCCTATGCCTCCAGCGCCTATAATGGGCAAGTTTTGAACCCCTGTAGCTGGGGCTAGTGACGCTTGTTGCGCTCGTCGTGTGGCGTCAAGCAATTTCGTTAAGCCTGCAATCTCTGCCTTACTTTCACCACTAAAGAAAACGTCGATAGCCTGTTTCATTTGTGGCTTATTTAAAGCCGTGGCTAATCTATCGGGATTTATATTTCCAGATAAAAACCCGCTCTGTTTAAGCGCATCTTGAATAATAGCAGCTTTAGCAGAGGCAACACCTTTAGAGCCTAAGCCTTTTTTAAGTCTACCCAACTGGCTTCTTTTTCCGCTTGTGAGAATGGGCAGCACTTGCTCTGGCGTAGCTGTACCGCTCTTAAATACACGCCTAAGCTCTGTTTCTTTCGCCAACCCAAGCTCTTCTGCTAAATTTCTGTTAGCTGCCCGCCAATTCTTACCCGCTTGAACGTCATTTGCGCTAGAGAACCGCGCCATATCCTTGTCAATAGCTGACTTAACAGACTGCAATGCACCCTCCGACCTAAAATCATCTCCCTTTCTAACCGCTATAAGATCGTCAATAATATCTGTGCGAATGTCTTTTACCAGCGAGAAGTTGCCGCCCTGTATTGCCTCTTTGGTGTTATTCATGTTATTGACTAGCGCGGTATCTGCTTTCGCGCCTAACCTTGACTGCTTAGCAAGAATCGAATCAATGGCATCAATAGTCTTTTCAACTGAAACATTGCCATATGAATCAAGAGACTCGACCGCCTTATTTCTAGCCAACATTGCGCCTTGCATTTTTCTTGCAGACTTCGCGTTTAAAGAACCAACAATATTAGCCGCAAAATCAGAATCTAGCGCTACGTCAAAATCTTTTGCTAGCGCCTCTACTACATTCTGTCTAGCAATTTGCTGCGTTTGCCTTGCCGCGCCGCTTCCCAGTGGCCCTAACTTCTCAGACAATCCTTGCGCGAACTTCCCAAGAAAAGACGTTGGCTGGACAACATCAGTGGTTAAAACCGGAACCCCGGCCTTTTCCCCTGCCCTTATAATCTCATTAGCGTCATTAAGTCTTTCAGTCGAAGCGGCATTAACCCGCGCGGAATCGGCACCTCTTGCAACATCATCAGCGGAAGATACGCCTAATTTGGCGGCCCTGGCAGCACCAAATCCGGTGGCCGCCTCAAGCGCCTCTGGTAAAACCCGCACCGCTGTAGCAGCAAGGGGTGAGCCTGTAGCCTCTAGCGTCATAGCGCCTAAATCCTGGCCCAGGCTAGCGAAATCAGACACAAGGCTTTTAATCGTTTCGGGGGCTATTTCTTTATATTTTTCTGAGAGTGATTGGATTAGCTGTTGGCCTTGTCGGGTTAGCTCAACATCAGGGATAGCCTCTTGAATCTGTTGTACTCTGTACGCGCCCGCACCTTCGCCAGCCATAGGATTTAATGCTTGAAGCGCGCCGCCCACACCACTTAAAGCCTGCTCTCCTAACTTGGTAGCCGCTATGTTGGCAAGATTCGCCGCACCAATAGCCGTATCCACAAAGCCTTGGCCCTCCTGCTGTGGCTGCTCCGCTTGTTGCCGTCTTGCTATTTCGGCATCAATATCGGCTAGTGTTGGCGCCTGCTGTCTTCTGGCTATCTCTGCATCTATTTCGGCTAGTGTTGGCATTATCTGGCTTGCTGCCTCATTTTAATTAAGTCATCAAGGCTTAAACCGCTTAAATCTTGGCCTTGCTGTGATGGCTGTGCTTGAGTGGTCGGCTGCTCATCTTGGCCGCCTGACTCTCTTTCTTTTTTCCGTAAAAAACTAGCGACGGTTCCGCCCATATCTAAATGCTGAATCTGTTCGTTAAAATATGCGCTTAGCTTCTGCTGTGCAGACTTTTTCTCTTGCAAAAACTGTATTAATTCCTGCGTGTTTAATCCGGTAGGCAATGCTATTTCTTTAGCTAAGTCTAGCTCGCCCTTAGATAGCGCGCCAAACGTGGTGGCACCAACAACATCAAGCGCCATTGAGCCTTGAATATTATCAAGAGTTTTAGAGGCTGCTGTTATCGACGGCAATAGCCCTTCAATAGCACCTACACCAGCGCCATCACTTAGCGCTGTTATGGCTCTATCTATATTTCTCACGCCTGCATCAATTTTAACAAGCCGCTCAAACCCCTTATCTATTGACTTGGCGCGTGATGAGCCGGTCATTTCCCCAAACTTCTCTCGCTGCTTAATAGTGGCCGAGGCATCGCCGACAATTTCAGCCAGATCTTTTTCTGCTATTGTCTGAATAGCTGAGCCTACAGCTCTACTAGATAGCCCTAGCTTTATTAGCCTAGCCTCTTGCTTTTGTTCTTCGGGCAGCCCAGCCGTCAGGCTTTCAAATTCTCGTTGCCCTGCTGTCGCCTCTTGATTCGGCACCTCCAAATACCCGCCAGCCTGCGCTCTGCCAATATTCAGATTAACCAGTCTATCGGCTTCTGCGTAATCCTTCGAGGCTATAGCGTCACGTATTCCCAAGGTATCAGAAATGTTTGCATTCGGGTCAAGCTGGCCTAAAAGTTCTGCGCGATTACCTGCTAATTGCATAGCTCCGTCATAGTCTTTGCGGTCTAGCAGTTGGCGCATTCCTGTTAAATCTTGAGCCGCCGCCTGTGCGCGCTTCTGTCGCATTTCAGCGCCACGTATTTGCTCAATCCTTGCCCGCTCCGCTTCTCTCTCTCGTTGAGTTGCTAGCTGCTTTTGGAATTGTGGCCCTTGGCCCAACATTCCGGCCCCAAATCCCTGCAAGGCTAGGGCTATCTGTTCTCTTGAAGGCATAAATAACCCTTATTTAATTAGCGAGTAGTCAACTCGTAAATAACCATCGTCACCCATGCTAACAGCATTAGGTAAAGTTTCTAGTAACTCGTCAGCCATAACACCGATACCCGGCTGATCGCCAACAATAGGCTTAGCGTCTTCTGTCCAATCCCACGTGTAAAGGTTATGGCCATCATTAGATACACCAATGCTTTGCACGTTCTCTTTTAATCGGGGGTCAGAAGCCATAGCGCCGCCTATAGCTCCGGCTATTTTCCCTATAGCATCAGCGTTACCCTCTGTGTTCAGGAATTGTGCTTCCGAGGTCTGTGTCCCTGTAGCCTGCCCCGTTGCAATATTAGCGAGAAGCGCGGCTAAATCTCTCTGTGAACCGCCCTGAACCTGTCCTGCTCCACTTAATAGATTAGCTAAGTTGCTACTAGTTGCCTCGGTCATGCCGGATATGCCAGCGCCTTGCTGGTTAATAAGGTCTGCCAGTGCAGAAGAAGTACCACCGATCTGGCTAGCAATCTGCTGGCCTGCAACTGTCCGGCCTTGCGCTAAGTTCTGTCCTGTACCTAGTGCCGCCTGACCTGCGAATAATCCGCCCTGCATACCAATGTCGCCTAGCTGCTGTCCTGCCTGGCCATACATACCAGCACCAGTGCGACCTAAATCACCCACCAAGCCGCTAGATAATCCTGCCTGCTGCCCGCGCAACTGGCCTATTTGACCTTGAGCCGTAAGCCCTTGGTTCGTTAATGCCCCCGCTCTATCGAACTGGTTTTGCAAGTCTTGAGCCGCTAACCCGGTATTAAATCGAGCAAGCTCTTTCATTACATTGCCGCCGCCTAGCCCGCCTCTAGCCGCTGCGGTTCTTAGTGCTGACTGTTCGCCTTGCTGCTGTAAAAACTGTGTGGCTGGGTTAGCCATTAGCGCCTGATTAAAAGCCGCCTGACCTTGCAAGCCTGCAAGTGCCGCCTGTAAGTTTTGGCCCTGTACGCCAGCGCCTGTAAATTGCTCAAGCCCAGAAACGCCTTGGCCAATAGATTGATCGATTGCACCTAAGCCCTGCGCTCTTGCTTGCGATAACTGATCTAAGCCACCCGTAAGCCCTTGCTGTATTCCAGCCTGCCCCTGCTGCACACCGTAATCAAGCCCAGCCATAGCGCGCTGCAACCCTTGATTTAATGCTTGCTCTGAGCCAATTAATCCCGTTTGTGGAACATTGGCGGGCATTACTTGTGGCTGCATGGGCTGGCCTACAGGCTGTGTATTAATAGGTAATGGCGCTACCGGCTGCTGAGCTATAGGCGCTACAGGTTGTTGAGCTACGGGCTGCTGGGCAATGGGGGCCATAGGCTGCTGGGCTATAGGTGCCGTAGGAGGCCGAGCTATTTGTCCTCTCTGCCCTCTTAGCTGCATACGTGCTGGTGAAATAGCCATTTTATATTCCCGCTAATGGGTTAGTAATAGGCCGCTCCACTAAAGCGCGGCCTCCTGTGGGTGTTTGGTAATATAGCCCTGTTGGTGCTGCTGTATCAGTGCCTAGCAGGTCACGCTGTCTGTTTAGCTCTATAATTTGACTGTTTAAGTTTGAAAAATAACCTCTATCGTCGTTATAGCCTCGCTCTGCCCCAGCATCAAACTGCGAATGAAGGTCGCGCAAGGTCGTGTCAATACTTTCTGTACTTAGGGCATCCGGCCCGGCGTATGTTTGAAATTCTGGCAGTTGCACGTTTTCAGCAAAGCCTGTGTCGTATTGGATAGCTTGAGGCTGAAAACCCGCCATACTTGCAGGTAGTCCGAGTATGGCGTTTTGCTGCTGCTGCTGCCCAGCTAGTAATGCGCTCTGCGCGCCCACATTGCCTTGCTGAAATGTATTGAATTGCTGGGGAGTGGTTTCACCCATCATGTCAAGCGCTGACTGGAATCCCATATTCCTATTAACATCCGCCATCGGAAATAACTTGAACGCATCTTCTCTAGCTTCCGCTGCAAACTTCTCTTTTAACTCTCTTTCAAGGGCGTTTTGCTCCGCCTGTGACTCTTCAGCCCTGCGAGAGGCAGCGGAGCCGCTTGCATCTAATGGATCGCTAAAATCACCACCAAACAACCCCCCCTCAAATAGATCGCCCATCACACGCCCCTTAAAATATAGTTGTGGTACTTGCCGTCATAGCCCGTATGTTCTGCGCCAATCATTGTGATAAACCGCTTAATATGGGGCTTGTCAACTGCTCTAGCCAGTAAAGTATAACCTTTATCGATTAATTGTTTAACCAGCTTGCGCGCTGCCTTCAATGCTTTTTTGCCCCGATTTTCTTTAGGAATAGCTACGTGCATTAAAAGCCTATGGTCGCCAATAACATTGGCAGGAAACAAGCCCACATCAGGCTCATAAAAATAGACAATGCTGTCATCCATGATCTGCTCCATTGAGGGCATTTCACCATGATTAAGCGTGGGTAAAATATCATCCCTAGCAATAATGGATTTTATGAGCTCGTAATCATTGGTTACCATCACACTAAAACCCATCCCATTGTTCTATCGCCCGCAATATCGGTTTGCATTTTTCTATATTCGATAGTGCCAGTTGAGCCTAATGAGTCTAAGTATAACGTAAATTGCGGTGCTTCGAGCGCCCCTTCCGGGCTTCCCTCGCCAACAATCGGCAAATTATTGTCTAGTTGAATAGTGAATCGACGAAACGCCTGTGTCATTGTGAGATTTTCTTCGACTATCGCATTAGCCGCATTAAGTAATGGCATTAGACAATATCCGCTGTTAGTTGCGCGATTACTGGCTTAACTGGATCGCTTAGAGTAAACCGGAATATATCAAACCGCGCCGTTCTGCCGTTACGCCGCCAGATAACTCTACGGCTATACTCGCCTTTTTTGCCCATGTGGCGTGTTCTGTCATCACTCCACGTCATCCCATCCTGGCTTATGTCTAGCCTCATTTTAGGGTCTTCTACCTCATCATTACCCCAGCCAGAGGCAATAGTTAATTCTAGCTTTGGAACAGTAAACGACTCCATATTGTTTTGAAAAGGCTGCGTTGCAATACGGCGAATGATATCAATGCCATACTCGCTATAAACATCAGGGTCTAACGAGCCTATACGCCCATCCTGTGAATCACCGCACAACACCAAACCGTAACCTGTAATAACCGAATTGGCTCTAAAGCGTAACGATTCCACCTTGCCCTTAGCGTCCGTGATCTTTGACTTGCGCTCATGCCATCTTTGAGTAACTGTGTCAAAAACCATAGTGGTGGAGGGCAATGCGAAGCCGACGAAATACGCGCCCTTCTGAGCATAAGCCCATGAGAAGGATGACTCTATTTCTTCATGCGTAAACCGCTGTAGAATCGAATCTATGGCCGTTGTAGATACCTTTTGAACCGTATTGCCAGCAAACGCCCATATAGCCGGTGATTCATTCAGGCCACCACCGATAAACATAAACGTATCAGAGGTAACGATAATGCTAAATGCTGAATCAATACCCTTATCTAAAAATAACCCGGTGCGAATAAACGGGAAATCTGCACCGCCTATATTCTCAAAAGCCTCCATTGTGTTTGAACCGCCAATAAACAATTGGTTCTTAAACACGATAGGGGCCACTATTTCATCAGGGTCTGCTTCTGCTGTGCCGAAATCAAGAGCGTTGTAATTCAAGCCATCATTAAGGGCTGACACAATAAACTTCTTTGAGTCGGTAGTGCAGCAAAAATAACCGTCGATATAAACTACGTGCTGTGGCTGGCCATTGGCTATAAAATCACTGTCCGTAATTTCAGTGAACGTATCGGGGTCGTCAGTAAAGATATAGCCCTTTCCACCCGGTACTAATACCATTAGCTGAGTGCCGTTATTGGCTATCGAAACGCGCCCCTCTCCCTCAACCTCGCCAAGCTCTTCTAGGGCGTAGCTTTCTACACCATCGGTGATTATCTGGTTTAGCCGGTATAAATGACTGCCATTAACAAAATATGGAATGCCCGCCATTGTCTGCGCGCCCCGGTCTGTCTCTTCAAGCTCACCACTTGTTGCTAACTGTAGTAATCCGGGCGTACCGAATAGGGTTTCATTGTTTAACCCCTCTGTCTGCACTATGTTTGGATACCAATTGGTACACTCCTGCGCTGATATGGGGAGCGCATCGGATTTATAAAACCCGTTAGCAATTGGTAAATTAACAATAGCCATTAATTAACCCGCCCTACACCATCAACGATGATATTCGTTGTATTGCTATCATTCTGTACCCAAAGCTCTACATAATCACCAGCGGTAAAGTGGTGTTGCCAGATCGAACCGCCAGTACCGTAGGCGCTAGAGCTTGCCGTAACTTTCGTTGATGTTTCAGGAATCACCGTACCGTTCAATGCAAGCACTCCCTCAAGATCGGCAGAGCCGCCACTGGCTAGAAGCATTGAGTATGTAAATTCAAAAGGGAGGGATTGATTTGATGCGCCTGTATAGGTCATTCTACCCGAGGCATCGCTGGTGAATTGCGACTCACCTTGAATGGCCCATGTGCCAGCTACTTTAACCGGTGTTGATGAGATGGCAATTGCCGTTTCTGTAGCATTCCCTGTAAGGCTGATTAGTGCGTCCGAGCGAGTTTCTGTGACGCCGTCCGTTTTGTGGAATTCCCATCTATCATCAGAGGCTGTAATGCCAGATAGCGCTGTGCCTGTGCCTGTTATCTTATTGGAGTAACATAGCCCGAACGCGCCAACAGCAATGTTTGCAGAGGCTGCCGCACCTGAAATGGCCGTGTTTCCCGCATCGGTTAACATTCTAATGTCGCCACCCATTGTCATACCACGGGTAAATACAGCTGTTCCGAAATCAAAGAGCGTACCTGTCCAGCCAGTATAAAAACCTAGAGAGCAATTAAACTCCCCATGGGTGCCTGTCCATAAAAAGCCATAAGTACCACTACCTGTTTCAACCTGAGAGAAATTGCGAAAGGTTACGTTATCCATATCACCAATGACGCTTACCGCGCCAGATCGAACGCCTAAAACATTCTCAATACCTACCGCGCCGCCGCCAGATAAGTTTAAGTAGCTACCGCCACCCGTGGAGATTAATAGTATCTCTCTCAGAATAAACGCGCCGCCATCGTTTGCGGTCAATAATGCACCTGGGTTATCGGTGGTTAACCCTCTAGTCAATCGGTTTTGCGAGTAAATAACCGTACTGCCCGGAATAACAATCCTGTTCGGGCTTATATCAATTAGCCCTTGTAATGAATAGGTTTTGCCAGACTCAAGGGTGATAACTCCAGCAACCGGGTCGGGAAAGTCAGAAACCGTAACAACAATGACAATATCAGTAATTGCGGGGAGGCCCGTCACAGAGAAAGTAAGAACGCCACCAGACTCGGATATGCCCATACCCTGTCCTGCCGCTACACCACGAATAATGGGGGCTGTTGCTGTAATGTCAGATAGAATAGGCAAGCCTCCACCACTAACAAACCCATGATCTAACGTGATGCCGTTTTCAGGGCTTACGGAGGCTTTAACGCCAGAACCATTCTCTAGGTTACGGATATTGTTAACTGTGCCCTGGGTGTCTAATACGGGCGTACCAGTGACCGCGCCATCTTGCACAATCGTTCCAGTAACGCCAAGGCTAGCGATGAAATTATCAAAGGTGATTTTGTAGTTTACGCCCTGCGTTACATAATCAAGGGTATCTGAGCCTGAAATTGTAGTGGCTGCTGGGAAATTGCTTTTTTTTCTATTGTGAGGGCCGGTAGCCATTTTATAATCCCGCCGTGGTGTTTGTGCTGGTTTCTAAGGAAATACTGCCGGTAGTTTCTGCCAATATCTCATCTTCTGAACAATCATAGAAATACGAAAGGCTGTAATTGTTGTACTCGTTGCCAGAGCCAATAGGTAATGTGCAGGGTAGCCCCGTTAATGGCATACCAACACCCACTTTACGCATAGTGGCCAAGCCTGCGCGGGCAGCAATGGCTAAACCTTCCGAGATAGTGCCGTTATAATCTGGGGCCACCTCGATAGCTAGGTTAGCAATAATGCCTCGCAAAGCGCCGGGCGGTACTGTCACCTCATCGGCAAGGCTATTAATCTCGGTATAACCCAGCGCCACGCCATCGGCATCAAGGGCCAGCATAAAATTGTTGAGGGCAAAAATAGCGTCTTGGTATTCATCAGGCTCAAGCTCTGCCTCCGATGCTTGTACTAATATGCGCTGTAAGGCGGCTTTTATTACTTGAGCTGCGGTAGCGATAGCTAGCCCCTCCTGTTACATATTGCCCATTAGTGAGCGCTGAATATCTTTGCCTGAATCTTTTGGAGTTTCTTTTTCTTGAGTCTTTTTGACGCGCTTCCAGCCTAGTTTTTTAGCTGCCGCAATGTTCCGCTTGTCGTCGT